AAGTATCGCCGTCACGTGACCCGCCGATGAGTTCGATGGTCTGCATGGCTACTGCTTCTGTGGGCTCCGGCATTACCAACCCCTTTCGCCGACTTTAGGAAGGTGGTGAGCGTTACCATTGAGCGAGAATGATTGTGCAACAGGCTTTGCCGCCTTCACTTCCCGCATCACCTCATGTTTCACCACAGCCATACCCCAATGGTCGTACCGCGTACCACCCAGCCCAGTATCGTGCCAGCGTGTTTCCAGGTCGTCCCAGGCAATCCAACCGCGTATCAACCGTAACGATGGGTCTTCCACAATCAGCTCATCGTCCGTGTAGCCAATAGCTACCACGTAATGCCCATTTTCGTCAGTGGCATAGGTCGATGAGTCGCCCCAGGCTTGAATCAGCAGGATCACGGGCGTACCTTTGTCCAGCCATCCCTTGACCTCTTCAGCTGTCATCGTCTTAGCCACGGACTGCAGGCCCAGGTTGTCAGCGAGCTCGCGGATGTTCTCTGGAGGCGTGCCGTTCTCGGGGTCGCTATCCAAAGCATCTCGATACCACGATTCGTCTTGCGGTCCAACGCCGTACATCTCAGCAATAGCTTGGAATGCAGCCGCGCCGCAACTGTACGCGGTCTCCTGCCGTACATCAGGCATCGACACCTTGATAGCGTTGTCAGGGACGGCCGATTTCTTGAGGCTCTTCGCTGGGTAAATGCTAGGCGGTGGCGCATCTTCCTCCACTGGCTTTACTGCCTCCACCGTCTCTGGTTGCTCCCAATTCAGCAGCGGGTCTACCCCTGTTTCTCCAGTCGGCACTGGCACTAATCCGCTAGGAATCAACGGCTCATCACCAAACCCTTCCAATGCCTGCATGTTCAGATAACTGATGCGATATTCGTTGTAGGTCACTGCCCCACTCTTCAGGGCATTGTCCCACTTCTGCTGTTCAGCTACGGGGTCCAAGGGCGCGACATTGTGCCAATACACACACAGCTTGCTATCGAAGTTCCGCTTGGCCAGCTTCTCGGTGAGTACCTGGCTCATGAACTGGAGTTTGGGGTTAATACACTGGTCAAAGAAAAAAGCATTGGGAGCATAGGCAGACGTGTTAGCTACCCCGGGCTCAATACCCAACACGCCTTTCGGCACACGGAACAGAGCCAACACCATATCGCGGATTTGGTCGAATGACGTGGTGAAGTCAAGCTCTTCGCTGGTCATGCCAAACCGGCCACCACTCTCCCACCCAGGGGGAAGGATGAGCGGCAAACGATTCTTCGACGGACCCCGCATTCGCTCGGCCAGCATCGCATAGGCTGCATCCAGGTCTTCTTTGCCTGGTGTCTCGAGTTCTCCACCCAACTGCAGGACCAACCCGGCATTATGGGCATTCTGCATCTGAAACCATCGTGCCGAATCCATCGCGTCGGCTTGGTCTACCCATGCACTACCGCCATCTAGAGCACTCCAACCGTCAGCCAACGACAGGGGCGACGGGTGCTTGATGGAAATAATGTCGTCGGCGTCGATGTACGTGGAGTTATAGCTTCCCTCGTAGGGCGTGATGAGGTACTTATCAATCATCCGTTCCGTACCACCAATGGGCGTCACCCAGTGCGATGGCAGTACCCATATCTCACATGGCACCCCTGCATTATTGCGAATCAACCACCAGTAGCTGGTGCCGGTGAGTTCCCAATACAAAACGGTCTTGTACCATAGATCGGCGCAGGTATCTGGGTCGTTAGGGTCATTGAGTAATTCAGTGAGTGGATGTCCTTCATCTACGGGCTCGATGTCCTCATGCTCTTGAATGACCGACGTTGCCTTGAGGCGGGTTCGTGCACCGTGCCCCAGGTATTTCGACTTGCCGTTGACCAGGGGGCGTGTGATGCCCACCGTGGGGCGAAGCTGCGATATTTTCTCGGCAATGGCACGCACTGCCACATAGACCCAGCCTTTGTAGTGCTGGACCTTGTTGTAACGGTTCGCTGTGCCTGTGGTGTAAACCGGAACGCCTGGAGTGTAGCGAAACAACTCCATCGCTGTCCGACTGGATGGTGCTCGGCTGGGTCCAGCCTTGGTCGCCTGGGGGCGCTGTGTAGAGCCCCCGCGTGATCTAGGCCGAGAGGAGTGCTTGGCCTGTGAAACTACTTCACGCGGGGGAGTTGGCTTCGGCGGTATCTTGCTCTTGCTTTTGCGTGCCATGATGCAAGAGTTTACCGATGCTCAACACCTCCCCCTCTTCCGTTATCGCTTCGACCCCACTACCACACTCACATGGCTGGAGCTTGCCTGCTAATTTGGGGTCATCAGAGAACGTAGCAACAGTGCCAGAACCGTAGCAGAGTGGGCAAAAGGTCAGGTCGATGTGAGGGATGGTTAGACTCCAAACTTCCAACCCGTGGGTAGGAAGGCTTTACCTGTGCGATTCTCTAGCCAATTAAACGCTCCGCTGCAGGCATCAACCTGGTCATCATTCTTGCCATTGGGGAACATCTTAAGTTCGTCAATGAACGCCTTGTTCCACGCCCCCCGAACAATCTTGACATTCCCTGCGTTTAGTTGGCTGGAAAATGGGTCAGCACGGACAACCTTATCCCCTGTTTCGCGGATGGTCTTGGTGCTATACCCGGCCATCAACTTGACGAAATCAGCCGATTGGTCTTTGCCTGCGCTGCCTGGTTCTTCGCTTTGTATCTGGGTGATATTATGGCAAATCGGGTAGGCATAATCTAGGTCTGCCGTTGCCCGCTGGTGTTGTTTCCTTACTTCGCTGGACCACTGATCCCTAGCTACATCCAGGATGTAATACAACCCACTCTTGGCGTGCTTGCCCATCAGCACACCTGCAGTGAAGTCACCGCCGCCATCGGTTGCGCCTGTGTCCCAGTACCGGCATATCTTCATCTCTGGCCATGCAGGGGCTGCTTCAACTGTTTCTATCTTCTCGGTCTTAAAGATGCCACCAGACCGGGGAGCGGGGTTCTGGTCAAGCTGTCCAGCAGAACCATACGGGCCAAGTGCCGTCTCCAACTTCGTCACCATCTCTTCGGTGAACTGCGTTTCCGAAAGCAACTGTCCCTTTGCGATCCGCTTGTCAACAAAGCCCAGGCTCGTGCTGCTCCTGCTCGCCCCACCGTACCGCATAGGAAGACAAAGATGGTCCCACCCGCCCTGCCTCAGCACATGCCCCGACAGGTCTTCCTCATGCAACCGTTGCATGATGATAATTCGACGCACACCACGAGACACCCCGCGTGTACTCATAGTATGGTCCCACCAATCTAAAGCCGTTTGCCGCTCCTTGGCACTCTCTGCCATCATTACCGAATGCGGGTCATCGAGAACAATAAAGTCAGGATGCTGCCCTGTGCCATGCCCACCAATCGACGTAGCCAACCGAAAACCACCCGCTACCGTCTCGTAGTAGGTCTTTTGGTCTTGGTCGTGCTTCAGTGCTACTTGTCCGGGAAATCGCTGTTGGTACCAATGCGACTCCACCAGCGTACGACACTTCACACTATCACGTGTTGATAGCTTCTGGTCATAGCTGGCATAGAAAAATCGTTTCGTGGAATCATTCGCCCAGCACCACGACGGGAAGAACACCGATGTGATAAGCGACTTACTACAGCCTGGTGGGACGTTAATCAGGAGTTGGGTTATTTGACCAGTCCAGACAGCCTGCAAGTGCTCACAAATGGCACCGATGTGCCAGTTGTCGATGTAATCTACTTGTTCGATGTGGGGCCATGCAGATAGCACATATCTATACAGGTGCCGCTTTTCCTGCAACACCTGCACTGTTTCCAACTGCGGTGGATCGAGAATTTGCGGCAAGTAACAACTGCTCCAACTTGTCCAACTCCTCATCGGTCAGCTTGTCTAAGTTTACCGCTGGCTGATGGTTGTGAAGGTGTAGATGTTGCTGTTGGGCAATGGGCTGCTCATTTACTTTCTCTTCATCCATGTTCATTCGGTCAAACGCCGCCACAGTCTTCGCCGCAATACTCTGCTCTCGAGCCTTACCGTTTTTACGTGACGCTATTGTTATCTGCCGATCAATAATCGCCTGCCGTTGCTCATCTGTAATCGGCCACCGTTGGCGAATTGCTCGCTCCAGCATCCTAGTGGTACGCACACCATCAACACCATCAGATACTAGTTGTGCCGGTTGATTTCCATCGCCACTGATACTCACGACCACATCGCTCCTTGGATTTCCAGCCTCTGCGATAGTTTACCACACCCCTTCACCTCACCCGCAGCTTACCACTAGCCTTCGCTGCCGCCATCGCTTTTGCTACTCGGCTTATCGCCCCTCGCTTAGCCTGCCGCCACCAGCCCGCAAACAACGGCTTAATCATCTCGTCCTGTAGGTCCATCGGCGAACAAACAATACGCAAGATTTCCACATCGGCTGGTGAAATAGCCTGCAGCTTTTGCAAACGTTCCACCACGTGAAAATGCTTGGCCAGATGCGAATAGTCCCTATCGCCGTCTTCATTCCCTGCAACGTCGCCCATC